ATGGATCTTCACAATCGGGTGAAGACTGTTCGCAAGGTGGATCAAAGCGTTACAAACAACAGCACCACCAATCAGTCCATCTATGTTGGTTCCACAAAGGAACTACAGGACATCATCAATTCCGCTCGTTCTTCCACGAAGGCATTTGACAACCGCCCCGATGTGCGGCAGACTATAGAGGATGACAAGACCGTTGAGTAACAAAAGCAACAAATACCTTGGAAACGCAAACCTCAAGGCAGCAGGGGTTCAGGTTAACTTTTCTCCTGAGCAGATTGAGGAATATGTGAAATGCTCTCAAGACCCCCTGTATTTCATCAAGAATTATGTAAAGATCGTGTCCCTTGACAAGGGCTTGGTGCCGTTTGAGCCGTATGAGTATCAGGAGCGAATGATCCGCACCATTCACGAAAACCGTTTCGTGATCGGCAAACTCCCCCGACAGACAGGTAAATCCACCACGATTATTGCGTATATGTTGCACTATGTGCTGTTCAATCAGAGCATGAGCGTAGCGATTCTTGCAAACAAACTGTCAACAGCACGCGAACTGCTTGGTCGCCTGAAACTCGCATACGAATACCTGCCCATGTGGTTGCAGCAGGGCGTGGTGGAGTGGAACAAGGGGTCAATCGTGCTGGAGAACGGCTCCAAGATTCTTGCGTCAGCCACATCATCGTCTGCGGTGCGTGGTGGATCGTTCAACTACATCTTTCTTGACGAGTTTGCGTATGTGCCGCAGAATGTGGCAGAAGAGTTCTTCTCGTCCGTGTATCCCACCATTACCAGCGGTCAAAGCACGAAGGTCACGATCATTTCAACGCCAAAGGGCTTGAATATGTTCTACCGTTTCTGGGTGAACGCCAACAAGCGACCGGGAGAAGACGGCAAGAACGAATATGTGCCTATTGAAGTCCACTGGAGCGATGTGCCTGGACGCGATGATGCGTGGAAAAAGCAGACCATTTCAAACACCAGCGAAGAGCAGTTCCGCACGGAGTTTGAGTGTGAATTCCTTGGCTCCATGCACACCCTTGTGCATTCTGAAAAATTGAAGTGTTTGGTGTACAAGACACCTGAATTCAGAAATGGAGAGGGGCTAAAGGTATACGCTCGTCCTGTTCCTGGCAACAAATACATCACGGTGGTGGACACCGCACGGGGACAGGGACTGGACTACCACGCATATTCTGTTATAGATGTGACCAGCATTCCGTATCGGCAAGTTGTCACATTCCGAAACAACCAGTTGGCTCCCATGTTGTATCCCAATGCCATCTATCCCATACTGCGGCAGTACAACAATTCGTACTGCTTGATTGAAGTAAACGATATTGGCGGACAGGTGGCAGACATTCTGCACGATGACTTGGAATACGACAACATCGTGTATGTGTCCATGCAGGGGCGCAAGGGGCAGGTGGTGAACGGTGGCTTCGGTGGCAAAGGCGGCTCTCTGAAAGGGGTAAAGACTTCCACTGCTGTGAAGCGCATCGGCTGCTCTATTTTGAAAAATCTGATAGAAGACACCAAACTGGTGGTGGAAGACTTTGACACGGTGGACGAGTTCTGCTCCTTTGTTGCCAAGGGCGACTCCTTTGAGGCAGAAGAAAACCACAACGACGATTTGGTGATGACCCTTGTGTTGTTCTCGTGGCTCACCACACAAGCGTATTTCAAGTCCATTACAGGCAGTGATATCCGCAAGGATTTGTATGAAGAGCAAATGAAAAATTTGGAAGAAGAGATGACCCCCTTTGGATTTGTGGACGACGGTTCTCCCGAGTCTACTTTTGTGGACGGACGGGGCACATCGTGGCAGATGGGAAGGGGTGAAAACCTAGATATGGGGTGGAGTTTCTGACCCTTTCGTGAATGGTTCAAAATAATACATACTCTCAGAAGCGCAGTCATAAAGAATTGACTTCTTCACGAAGGAGAACCCAAAAATGGCATTTAGAGTAAGCCCCGGCGTAAGCATCAAGGAAATTGACCTGACAACCGTTGTCCCTGCCGTTGCCACCACACCTGGTGGTTTTGCAGGATACTTCCACTGGGGTCCGGTTGACGAAATCGTCACCGTTACCCAGCAGACCGAACTTGCCAATATTTTTGGCAAGCCCGACAACAACAACTACCTGGACTTCTTTACCGCAGGCAACTTCCTGTCGTATGGCAACAACTGCCAGGTTGTTCGTGTGGTCGGCGCTGCGGCAAAGAACGCCAGCGTAACCAAGGCTGGTCTGACCGGAGTAGCCACTCTGGTCATCAATAACGAAACACAGTTTGGAGCAAGCGCAGGGCTTCCAACATCAACCGCTGCTGTTGCGGGTGTGGTTTTTGGATCAAAGTATCCTGGTGCCCTAGGAAACAGCCTGAAGGTTGTTGTTACGAGTGGACCTGGAACCACAACTGGAACTCTAGTCGCCCAGGCTGCTCTTGGTGCGTCCAGCATCCGAATCACAAAGGCAGCCGGTACAACTGCTGCTTTCTCTGTTGGCGATGACATCATCTTTGCTGACGGAACCACCGTTACAGTAAGTGGTGTTTCTGGACGGGGAGCCACAAGCGGAGATGTGTTCCTTGTGTCTGGTTCCGCTACAGGAATCACGCTGAACATCAACGGTCTTCTGCCAAAGGCACAGGACAACGGTGCGGCATTCACCCACAAGAGCGTATACGCAAAATACATCGGATCGAACTCCTACACCACTCCCTTTGCGGCTGACGCAGGTGGTTCGGGAGATCAGATCAATGTGCTTGTCATGGACAAGGACGGTCTGTGGACCGGAACGGCAAACTCTCTTCTTGAGAAGTTTGAAGGGCTTTCCCGTGCCACTGATGCAAAGAAGTTTGACGGCAGCAGCAACTATTACCGCACGGTTATCAACGATCAGTCCAACTATGTCTGGGCACTCTCTGCTGATGTCAACGACAACACAGGCGGAATCGCATCCAAAACCGATTGGGTTCGTATTGGTGCCCCGATTGCAGCAGGAACATTCCTTGCTGACAATGTAAACTCGCTTCACATGGCTGGCGCTGCTTCGGCTGCACCAAGCGATTCGGAGCGGTGGGCAAGCGGTTGGAGCAAGTTTGCCGATGCCGATGCAGTGGATGTTTCGCTGCTTCCGCTCGGCGCTGCTTCCGCAACCGTTGAGCAGTTGGTTGTGCAGAATGTCTGCGAGAAGCGTCTAGACTGCATGGCATTCATTTCGCCTGCACAGGCTGATGTTGAGAACAAGTTGCCGTTTGAAGCCTTGAACAGTCTCAAGACCTTCCGCGACACCACTCTCAACCTCAACTCGTCCTACGCAGTCATTGACAGTGGATGGAAGTACCAGTTGGACACCTACAACAATGTGGTCCGTCTGCTTCCGCTGAACGGAGACATTGCAGGACTGGTTGCACGCACCGAATTTACCAACGAGGCTTGGTTCTCTCCCGCAGGCTACAACCGTGGGCAGATCAAGAATGTGGTGAAGTTGGCGTACAACCCATCGTCCGAGGCTCACCGCGACGAACTGTACACCCGACAGATCAACCCTGTCGTGTCGTTCCCCGGCGAGGGCGTGATCCTGTTCGGTGACAAGACCGCACAGACCCGTCCAAGTGCCTTTGACCGCATCAATGTGCGTCGCCTGTTCATCGTGCTTGAGAAGGCAATTGCCACGGCTTCAAAGTTCTTCCTGTTCGAGCAGAACGATTCGTTCACTCGCGCACAGTTCAAGAACCTCGTGGTTCCCTTCCTCAAGACCGTTCAGCAGCGCCGTGGCATCACCGACTTCAAGGTGGTGTGCGACGAAACCAACAACACCGGAGAGGTCATTGACCGCAACGAGTTCGTTGCAGACATCTTCGTGAAGCCCACTCGCAGCATCAACTTCATCCAGTTGAACTTTGTTGCTACAAAGACGGGCGTTCAGTTCAGCGAAGTCGGGGCTTGAAGTCTAAATAAGACCAAGGAGTAATCCAAGATGCCAGTAGATCCTACAAACAATATTTCAGGATTTGTAAACGCCTTCGCTGGTGGTGGTGTTCGTACAAACCTGTTCATGGTCACGGGAAACATCCCCGGCTATGCCAACAACCGCGCAATCTCGTTCCTGTGCAAGGCTGCACAGATTCCGGCTTCCTCGCTCGGAACCATTGAGGTTCCGTATCGTGGTCGCCGCATCAAGTTGCCTGGTGACCGCACCTTCCAGGATTGGACCATTACGGTCATGTCGGACGCTAACATGAGCCTGCGTTCGGCTTTCGAGTTCTGGAGTGCCACTTTCAACTCCCATGTTGGAAACATCTCTGCAAACAACTTCATGCAGTTCATGCCCACATGGTCGGTCACGCAGTTGCTCCGTACAGGCGACGCTCTCCGCACATACAACTTTATCGGGTGCTTCCCGAGCGAAATCGGTGCAATCGACCTGTCATATGAGAACAACGACCAGATTGCTGAATTCCCAGTAACAATCAACTACTCTTGGTGGGAGGCTGCTCCTGGCGCTGCTGTTCCTGCTACGGGTCTTGGAGCAGAGAACATCCAGTCGCTGTTGCAGCAGGCTGGCATCAACATCGGTTCGGGTTTCTGATCTTAAAATTGACAGGATTCTTTATTTATGGCTATCAAACTATTTGGCTTTGAACTTGTTAGAGGGAAAGGGGCTTCCGGGGATGAGACTCCTCGGAAGTCCGTTTCTTTTGTTGCTCCCGACTACGATGACGGTGCAGTACCGGTAGAGGTCGGTGGCTATTTTGGAACCGTCGTAGACTTTGACGGTACCATCAAGTCAGATATTGATCTTATCAAGAAGTATCGTGACATGGCACTCCACCCTGAAGTGGAGTCTGCGATTTCAGATATCTGCAACGAAGCCATTGTCTACGATGATACCTTTACCACGGTGAAGATTGACACCACGAACCTGAAGCAGCCGAAGACCATCAAGGACAAGGTTGAAGCAGAGTTTGAGGAAGTTCTGCAACTCCTGAACTTCTCTCGTCGTGGTTATGAGATTTTCAGAAAGTGGTATGTGGACAGCCGCTTGTATTACCACATCATTATTGATGAGGGCAACAAGAAAAAGGGCATTCAGGAACTGCGACCTATTGATCCAATCAAGATTCGCAAAATCCGAAAGATAAACAAGAAGCCCCTGAAGGATCAAGCCCCCGCCGGTGTGCAGGTTGTTACCAATGTGGAAGAGTTCTATGTCTACAACGAGAGCGAACCAAATTCCACCGCACTGTCGATGGAAGGGCTTAAGATCAGCCCTGATGCTATTTGCTTTGTAAACTCTGGTATGTTTGACGGGTATCACAAGAAGATCATCGGCTACCTACACAAGGCAATCAAGGCACTGAACCAACTCCGCATGATTGAAGACGCGGTGGTGATCTACCGCATCACCCGCGCTCCCGAGAGGCGTGTGTTCTATGTGGATGTGGGCAATCTGCCCAAGCAGAAGGCTGAAGAGTATGTGCGTGGCTTGATGAATCGCTACCGCAACAAACTCATGTACGATCCCAACACAGGAGAGGTCGCGGATTCCCGCAAGCACCTGTCCATGCTTGAGGATTTCTGGATGCCCCGTCGTGAAGGCGGTCGTGGCACAGAGATTCAGACCCTTGAAGCAGGTCAGAACCTGTCCGAGATGGAAGATGTGAAATACTTTCAGAAGAAACTGTTTCAGTCTCTAAATGTGCCTGCGTCCCGTTTGGAAGAGCAGAGCGGCTTCAATCTTGGTCGCGCATCGGAGATTTCACGCGACGAGGTGAAATTCTTCAAGTTTGTGGAACGCCTCCGCATGAAGTTCTCCGAACTGTTCCTTGAACTGATGCGGGTGCAGTTGACCCTTAAGGGCATCATCAAGGAAGCCGATTGGGACGAGATGGTAGGGCAGTTGGCATTCAAGTTTGCAAAGGACTCCCACTTCTCCGAACTCAAGGAGAGCGAAATTCTCAAGGATCGTCTGCAAAGCGCACGGGATGCAGAAGATTTCGTGGGCAAGTATTACTCCCGCGAGTGGGTTCGCAAGAAGATTCTCCGTCAGACAGAAGACGATGTGGAGCAGATCGACAAGCAGATCAGCGCAGAGCAAGCCGCAGGACTCCTGCAAGCCCCGATGGGACCAGAAGCAGGCGGAATGGGTGCACCAGGACAGCCAGCGGGTGAGCCTGCCCCTGCCATGCCCACACCAAGCCCTGCTCCACAGCAAGGACCGCAGGTTACCATTGGTGAAATAGTGCCTGATGATGAAGAAGGGTGGAACACCTGATGGTTGGCTCATACAACGAATTCAAGACTGCCGTATACGGTTCCCTCAAATCCAAGGTCGCAGAGCGATTGGATGCTGAAAAGGAGCGTATTTCAAATAATCTGTTCAAGGGTGTCTTGCCCGAAACAGAGGCAGAATCTAGCGAAGAAACCCAGTCAAACGAAGTCCAGAACTAAATAATCTAGTCTCATAGGAGAGCGCAAATGGACACAACCAAGCATATCGCAAAAGCAGTTTTGAACAAGAGTTTTGCTGAAGCCAAGGAATTGGTTTTCAAGTCGCTCTACGCCCGTGCATCGCTTGCACTAGACGAGGCTCGTCTTGAGGTTGCACAGTCTGTGTTCAATACCGTGCAGGAAGACGCAAAGCAGTTGGATGAAGTCTCTCCTCCCGGCATGGAGAAGATGACTGGCTCCAAGAAGACCAAGGCTTCGTTTGCGAAGCAGTACGGCAAGCGCGGCAAGAGCGTCATGTACGCCACCGCTTGGAAACTCCACAACAAGAAGGCTGGTCAGGACTGATGAAACTCATCACCGAAACAGTTCAAGACATCAACATTCTGACCGAAGAAAAAGACGGTAAGAAGCACTACTTCATTGAAGGCGTGTTCATGCAGGCTGAGTCCAAGAACAGGAACGGTCGCGTGTATCCCATTGCCGTGATGGAGAAGGAACTGAATCGGTATCAGAGCGAATATGTAAAGACCAACCGTGCAATGGGCGAACTCGGTCACCCCGAGGGTCCAACCGTGAACCTTGAGCGTGTTTCCCACCTCATCAAGGATCTTCGCCTTGAGAAGAACGATGTATACGGCAAAGCAAAAATTCTAGACACCCCATACGGCAAGATTGTCCGCAACCTTATTGACGAGGGTGTGAAACTGGGCGTGTCCT